GTGTCTTTATCTTCAATAGCAGCAACAATTTCAACTTCAGTTGCTTCATTGGATAAATTTAACATGTTTGTTATTTTTTCCATTTTGGGTTTTTTATTTATTAATTTATTATAGATAAAAGCCATTTCACTTAGGCTATTGGTACTCATTTTAATTTTCTTATCACACTTAACAACTACATCAACTAAACCCATTTCCATACATTGATTAGCATCTAACCAAGTTTCTTCATCCATCATTTTGTTAATTGTATCTTCGTCTAACTTTGTTCTTTTAGATAAAATAGTTACTAATGTACTTTTAACTAATGCTAAAACAGATTCATCATTACAACCGCTAGGATTGTGTAACATCATAGTGCCATAATCAGCCATATAACATTTATCTCCAGCCATTGCAATAACACCGCTAATACTAGCAGCTAAACCATCAATGTAAGTATCACATTTAATTTTTGAATTAAGTATAGCAGAAACGATTGAATAACCATCTAATACATTACCGCCTATTGAGTTAATTCTAACATTGATTTTTTTACATTTATCTTGTAAGTATTGCATTTCATAAGCAAAAGAACTGCCTGAAATACCCTTTACATACATTCCATTTCCATCAACTGAATCGCCTATTTGGTTATATAACAAAATAGTAGCTTCTTCCTTTGAAATGTTTTTAATATACTTAAAGTCCATATTACAAAATTAATTACTAAATTTGTCTAATTAATATTATTGTTACTATAATAAAATGGGTAGAAAAAACAATGAAGATGATATACGCATAAAGATGCTATCATCTGGAGTTAGATTAACTTGTTATGTTAGTGGTGCTAAAAAGAATAGGTTTATGTTAGACCAACTTAAACGTGATTTAGGCGAAGGCGAACTAATAAAGAATATAATGGATATTCACTACTCAATTATTGAGGAGCTACCAGAATATAAAGAGAAAGAATTTAGTGAGTTGAAAAAGTATTTAATTGATAAGATTAAAATTACTTAAACTCGGTTATTGACATTCTGTTAAATGTAAATGTGATATTATTTGATGACATTCCACCTTGTACCAAAATAGTTTTATTAGGAGCTAATGTTACAACTCCAGTACTCATAAATACAGAGGTTATAATAACTTCAGTTGCAGCACTCATGTTTGATTTACCTACACTAGCTGAGTCTAATGTAGCGGAATCAGTTGTATTATAAATCCTTAACTGACAACTAGAATCGACCACTCCGTTTGAAGGTGTTGCAGTTCCCTTATATTCTATAATATATTTTCTAGTAATCCCATCATTTGGAGTAGTGTAAGTCATTAATGTAAAATTATCATAACCCCCTCCATTATTTACCGTAAAACCTGCAGCACTATAGATATTATCATGTATTTTACCACTACCATAAGCACTAACTAAATCAGTTGCATCAAAATCGCCACCACTTGCTACATCAGTTGCTACATATTTATAAATATCGTGAACGTTTAAAATATCTCCATTAGTAAATAGTAACGGGTCGGCAACCGTATCTTGTGTTTTAGTTAATATGAATCTAGCTACATTTGTACTACCATTTACAGCAGTTGTTTCATAATATTTGCCACCATAAAATATTTCTCCAGCAGTAACATCTTTATTGCTATCACTAACTACACACCCACTAATAACATAAGGAGTTGTTAAGGAATACGAACCAATGCTTTGAGTTATAAAAGCTTTAATAATACCAGCCTTATCTTCATCTAAGGCATCTTGTAAAAACTTTAGCGAGTTAGCTGTAAATGGTTGTTTTCTAGTAACACTTATAATTTGATTTACACTTATTTTTTTCATTTATTTAATTTTAATATGTTTGAATATTGTATTGCATCCCAGCTAAATTATATTTATCAGCAAAGGTTCTTATAATTGCATTTGCACTGAATCCTAATGTTGTATAATCAGATATTGGAAAAAATATAGTATAATCATAAATACCACTTGCATAAGTAGCCGTTAAATCCATATAATCTTCTTGATAAAAGCTATCCAATGGCATAACAGATGATTCTGTGCTATCTGTGTCCATTACAAATACATCTCCAACATAAATAAAATTATTAGTAATATAAATACCGCTAGTTATAAAAAATTTATTTAAAGCGTATTCAAATAATAACTTTTGAGCTGAATATTTTACACGTTCATCTGTGCCTATAAATATATCGTTAACTTTAATCCAATAGACACTATTGGTCGGTAAATTACCTACTGAAGTTTTTATACACTCATAAATTGCTTTATCTAAATATCTAACACGAGTACCAAAATTATAAGTAGTTGCATTTGAATAAACGCTATAAACATTACCAACTTTATAATCTGAAAATATTAAATCATGTAAATTTTGTAAAGGTTTTACCAATACATAAAGCCATGCTAAAAATTTACCATTTCTTAATGTTGGTGGGCTTAATTGTTCAGCTACTATATTACTATCATAATCATATATTGCCATTATTGTGGAGTAAATGTTAGTGTATCTGTAAACGTATTACTTGCGGTTGTTTCTGCTATAATATAACCAGCAGCTAATTGATATAACGGAATAAGTGTTGTGTTTCCTTGTACCATATAAGTTTTACTAGCAAAAGCTGTTGCATCAGCTCTAACAGCAACATCTTCTAATACTACATCGTTTACTCCTACTACTGATTGTATTGCATCAACAATAGCCGTTAACTTAATTTTACCATCAAAAGGTAATGCGCTTAAATAAACATTAACAGAACTAATGACAGCATCTGGAATCGTAGAAGAATATTGACCATCGTAGTAAATATTTGCTTTTAAATACAATTTATCACTTACTAATGAAGTAGCTACATAATTAACTCCAGCAAAACAAAAATCATCTAAATAACCATTTAATGAAGATAATTCAAGCGCAGATAAAGCAATAGGCGGTTCTGATTTTGCAACCTTAACTAATACTGTTCTTTGTGCCGTTCTATTTACCGCGGCTCTTGTAATTAATAGTTTAGTAGCATCTATGGTTGTGTAATTAACTGAAAAATCAGAGCCTACCGTTAATACTTGAGGAGTAACTGAATCATATTGAAACTTTAATACTTTATTTTGTAACCATGCAGCAGTTCCAACAGCTGCCTTTGAAATTATAGTTTCTAAATCAGTTTTAAATATGTCCCACAACGTTTCCTGCAAATACATTTGAGCAGCTACAATATATTTCCATAGTGTATAAATAGCAGAGTTTGAAACGCTATTTAAACCACTTAATCCTGTTTGTGCAGCTTGTTCTGCATCCATTAAAGATATTATTGTTGCTATTGACCTTGCCATTATATTTGATTTGGTAAAACAATATCGCCAGTTATTACTGGTGCTAATGTTGCTGTTGTTGTATTTAAGTTTTGATTGTCGTTTCCTAAAGTAGCGTAATCTTGAATGTAAACTTGCACGTTTGGATGGTCAAAATTTTGTTCTTCGTTTCTCCTAAGTAATTTACCGAATGTGCTATATTGCTTATTGTGTACTGTTTGCCAAACACTATCTAATAACGTTAAAATGGTTGTGTCTTCATCTAAGTAGCTTTCAAAACAAACGTGTAAACGAACAGTCATATCATATTCTTGACTAACCGCTTGCTTACCTTTATCTCTATAATTAGATGGTAAAAATTCAATAAAAATAGCAGGATATAAAAAAGGATTTTCTTCATTCTCACGCTCCAATTGGTTATTCCATAGAGCAACGTGTTTAATGCCTGTAATAGCTCCTAAATCGGTTTTTAATGAGTTATATAAAGTTAGTTTAGACATTACTGCAAATGTAATATTATTTATTGAATATTCGTTTTATTGTTACATCCATTTTAGCAATAATTTTTCTATTTAAAACACCGCTATAACCTATAAATTGTCTTTTAGGCATTTTGAAAGGATATTTACCCCAAGCCCTACCAATTAAACCATCATTGTGTATTTGAGCATAAGGAACATCAGTATAAATTTTAACTCCTAAAAAACCAAAGCGTTTACTTCTAATTGAACGACTTAAACGACCAGCTCCAGCTTTACCAATTAAAATACCTCTACCAATACCCATACTTCTAACCCCACTTTCGCCACGTTTGCCACGTTTATAAGTTTCGTAACCTCTTTTTCTTTTTTTCCAAGGCACAAAATTTTCATCGGTAAAACCGCCATTACTAAATGAACGTGTAAAGTGACC